TGCGGGTTTCGTGCCCGTCGCTTTCGTCACGAAATCGGTTGCAACGACCGTTTCGGTTTCGATGGCGTATTGCTGGGCGAGGTCGCGAACGAGAATGTCCCAAGCCGAGGGCGACGTCCAGTCAATGTCTTGGCGGGAAATGTCAACGTAACCGCCATGCGTTTCTTTGTTGAATTGGATCGACGACACGGTCATCTTGCGCGACGGCAACGCCGTTTTCTCGGCGGTTTGTTTCCCGATTTGTGAATGGACCGTGACCTTGGGGCGCAGAAACGACGACCCCGGGATCGCGCCGAGCCCTCGGGCCCCGCCCAACGAAACAATGAGGGGACGGTTTGCGTCCACGAGCGAAACCACGGGCCCAACAAGCGGGACGGGCAGCAAACCCGGGGTGTCGGCGGTCGTTTGATCGGCTCGCATTTGGTAAATGCGGGACGCGGCAGCCTCGTCGCGGATACCGCGCTCCATAATCCCGTTGGCCCGCAGGTAGTCAACGAGGAACGCGCCCGTTGTGCGGTACGGGTTGGCCCGTTCGGCAATGTCGGCACGGCGCGGGGTCGCAACGTCGGCGGGACGGGGCAGGGTTGCGACGGTTTCGCTATGGGCGTCGCGCATGGTTTCGTACGCGGCGAGCGGTTCGATTTGGGCGTCAATTTCGGTGATGCGGTCGCGGGACGCAGCGAGGAGCGAACGTTCGGCGTCGACCAAGTCTCGGTCGTCAACCTGCGAAAGCACGCTGTCCATTGCGGCCATTTGTTCGCTGCGTTGCGCGCGCAGCCGTTCGAGCACGGGGTTCATTGCAATCCTCCACGGTTAAGTGTGCGGGTAGCCAACGGGGCCTATTCGTCGGGCACCTACGGGCCGAACCGCGGGCCGAGCGGTCGACGGTGGAGGGCGAGGGCGATTGCGTTACGTCGCTGGGCCCGACAATAACCCGTCGTATATGCGCTGCCAACGATCCCGTTCCCGTTCCGCTTTCGGCGGTTGCGCGGCTCGGGTTCGCACGAGCGAAACGGCTGCGTCGGTAAACGCGGGCGTCGGGGTCATGCTCACCTCGACTAGGCGGCTTTCCAATCGGGTAACCCGTGCTTTGTGCTCGGGGCCGAGGTCGGGGTCGAACGTTTCGGGTATCTGCCAATCGGGGGCCGCGACATCTTGGAACCCGACCGACAAACCGAGGAGGTCGCCCTGTTCGGCCATGCGAGCCGCCTCCTGCGCTTGGGGCCCGTCGTTTAGCCGCCATACGCCCGTCATCCCGTCGGGGCCGTGTCGCCATTGTTCGGCGTGCCCGATCGGAAACGACGCGTTGTCGTGGAATAACAGGAGCGGAAGGTTCGTTCCGCTGCGCCCGTTCGTTGACCGTTTGAATGACCCGTAACGGTGCTGCTCCATAAACCAGCCGAGGTCGGCCCACGTGTCATACGGGACCGCACGGCCCTCCAGGTATCGGTACGGTTTCCCGACGGCTTGGGTTTCGCGTAGCTCGGTTGTGTAGCTGCGGGTTTCCTCGGGCGTCACGGTCATTCGGGCTGCTCCTCGGGGTCGGGTCCGCCCGCCTCGGGCGGGGCTGCGTCGGGTTCGGCGGGCGTCGCAATATCCGCGCCCGCGCCGATGGGGCCTTGTATGTCGGGCGGTAGCCCGAGCTCGACGCGTGCTTCCGCCAACGTCATTAGGCCCGCCCCGTACGCGGCTACGGCTGCGGTCGTCATGGTCGGCAGGTCGTCGCGCAATAGCTGCGACCGCCGAAACCGCACGTTCGTGCCGCGGGGCAGCCATGCGTTCGACCACACGTCCTCGAAATCTGCGAGCACGGGCTCCAGCGAGGTACGCAGGATTTGCATGTATTGCGGGGCAGCGGTCTTGTACGTCATGCCCGCCACGGGCGACCCGAGCCAATAGCCGTCGAGGTTAAACATGTTGGCTACGTCAACGAGCGAGAGACGACGCGCTTCCGCTAGCTGCGTGTCGGTAGGCGACCATGCCAACGGGATTACCTGCGTTCCGTTGGGGAGAATGACGGGCTCGCGTTGCGGGCCCGAGAACTTGTCGAGCCAATCCGTTTTCGCCTGGTCGGCAACCTCTTTCGTCAACGTCGCGGTCGGGGTGATAACCGCAACGCTCGGGACCGCCCCACCTTCCAATGCGCCCCGTTCGTATTCTTCTTCCATTGCGACACGGTCGAGCGTCGACAGGTATTCCTCGACCACCCCGACACCGCGCACGGGAAACATGCGGTCCGCGCCGCGTCGTACATGTATTACGTCCTCGGGCGGTAACCGAACCCCGAGGTAGTAATAGCTCGTCGGCCCGTTTGCGTTAACGAAACGGTCCCACACGATTGATACCCAAGCCGACGGCAGCCAAGTAACCGACAGCGGCCAACCGTCAAACCCGCGGGCAGTAACAAGCGAAATCGCGTTACCCGTCAACAGGTAATCCTCGACGTTGACTTGCACAAACCATGACCCCGCACGATCGGGGTCGGGACGAGCGGCAATACGCGGCTGGGGCGCGAGCCGCGAATAGCCGCGGTACCCGTCCATTGGCATTTGTTTCGCCATGCCCGCGTAAAGCTGGATCGCCCGCCCCACCGCGGGAACCCGTCGGGCCGAGGGCACGTCGTACACGTACGGCCCGGGTATCCCGTGGGTTGTCACCCCCGGGGGCGGAAACACCCCGCCATCTTTCTGCGGGATTAACGGACGCGACGCAAACGGGGTAACCGTCACCAGCGCTTTACCATATTCGGAAATCTCCCTGCTCGGGCGAATGATCCCAACCCCAAAGGGCGACCGTCGACGCCGTCAACGTCGCAATGGAAACCGTCGACTGTCTACGGCCCCAACCCCATGCGTCGCCCACAGTGCGCATAGCCGCCGAACCCGCGGCGGCGTCGAGGTCGGCGTTGGGGCGAATACGGATAGCGGGCGGGTCCGCGATCAAACCCTCGAGGAATGCTGCGCACGCGCCCGCATACTCTTTCGCCTTTAGCGGGTTGACCTCGCACCCCGCCCGTTCCAATTGGTCGGCAATGTCGGGCGCGGGCCCCGCATAGTCGTACCAAACCCCGCGGGGCTGCCATTTGTCCCGCAACGCCAACATGCGGTCCACAAGCCAACCCGTGCCCGTCTGACGGTCGGCCACCTCAATATGCCCGACGCCCTCGCGGTCCCGCCATGCCGCGACGATCGCGGCGTCGCTGCGGTCAACCGCGACGTCGAACCCGAGGGTTAACCGTCCGACCTCGGGCACGCCCGCGTCAGAGTCCGCAGCGGCCCGCCATGCCACGAGCGGAATAACCCGCTGCGTTGTCGCAACCCAACGGTTCCCGACCGCGCGGGCGAATTCGTCGGGCCCCAACATGTCTAATAGGCCTTGTATCGACCCCGGGGTTTGCGTGCGTCCGATGGCGGGATGAAATAGCGGCCAACCGTCGGGTTCGGTTGGGTCCATTCCGTCGGGGCAACCCCATTCGAAATATGCGACCCCCGAGGTGCGGCCCGCAGCGACAGCCGCACGGCCCGCCTCGACCGCCCCCAACCACCACAACGACGTGGCGTCGCCCGCGGTGCTCACCTTCCAAACCTGCGCGTTGGCCCGTGTCGCCTGCGTCGGGATTATCGCCTGGTCAAGCTGCGGGCCCTTGGCGAAATCAAACGCCCAGCATTCGTCCACGACCACAAGATCGGAAATCTTGCCGTGCAACCCTGTCGGGTTCGGCGGGAACGGACGCACAAGCCCGCCCGAATGACGCCAACGGATATGTTCGCTTCCCGCCATACGTCGCAACGAAACCGCCGACCCGAACGGGGCCAACAACGGCCAATGCTCATTCGTCAACCAGTCCACCGCGTCCTTTTGCGTTTGCATGGTGAACCAGCACCGCGCATGCGGAATCGCAATCGCCCGATGGTCGAGCACCGCCCCGAACAACGTTGTCTTACCCGACTGCCGCGGGACCGTGACGAGCACAAGGTTGTAAACGAAACGCCCGTCGCTATCAATCTCCAACCCGACGTCGACCACGTACTGCTGCCACGGCATTAACGGGCGACCCATCGCCCGCGCCAGCTTCCCGACCGCGCCCCCGTACGTCTGGCGGCTACGTGTTCGGGCGGTCGCTAATAGCGGGCCCGGGTTTAAGTAGCTCGGCCAAGAGGGCGTCGATCGTGTCAACGGGCTTAGAACCGTCACTTGACAAACCCGCAGCCTTTCGTAGGTCGAGGTATACGGCGTTCGCACGGGAAATCCCGTCGTGGTCCGCCATTTGCTCCGCGAGGTCAACCGCACGGGCTTGGGACCGCAGCGCGGCCCGCTCCGCCGAGGGCATGTCATGCCGCGTCGCAAGGTCTCGCGCCAGCCCAGCCTCCACACGGCCCGCACGGGAGCGCCTAGGGGCCAATGCGGGGGTTCCTAGGGCATGGCCCGCCCGTTCGGGGGCGACCTCGGCTCGTCAGAAAGAAACTAGGCGGATGGATCGGGATGCGCGGGCAACCGCCAACTAAAAGCGGGGGTGCCCAAAGAAACAGACCCCCGGGGGTCATAGCCGCGTCTCGTAGTG